CGCCAACAATAATCCTGGACATAAAGGGCAATTCTATTCCCCACATACGGTGTAAAGTAAAGAGTATTGGAGCTGTTGATATCAATGACTGGGACGGGGTCATTGGTAGCAGCCGTCAGGCGGCCATCGCATGTTTGAGGATCAATGAAACACAGAATATTCGCGATATGCCTGGCGAGATCCGTCCTGACAGAATCCCTGATGATCTTTGCACCATCCCAATAGAATCGGCCGATCAAGCGTTGATTGGATAATTCAGTCGCAGAAGTAGAGACACTGAGCGTGAATGAGGTTGACGAATCTGCGCGATTTGCAAAGACATAATACGCGGCCGATGCGCCCGAGGGTGCATCGCCCACCGCAAGATCGATATTGGCAACGGCTTGGACCATATAGCCATCGACCAATAGAGAGACAGGGGCAGCAGCCGATGCGGGTACGCGCACCTGGGTTGTATTAAGCCGTTCGAGTGTGAGGCGGGATTCATATCTTTCGAGCACAGTTCCGAGATTGACAGCATCGTCCGCTGTCTGCCCGAGGAAGAGCGCATCCAACCTGAGGTTGTTATAGTGGGAAGCGAGGGTCGGATCCCCGGCGGAAACTGCAGAAGTGAGGGGGTAAGACATAGTAAGACTCCTTAATATTTTCTATTCACACGTGTATAAAAGATTGGAAACCAAATACGCTTCTGTACCCAACAATACAGAATTTATTACCGGGTGCTTCGCGGCTTTTGCCATACCATTAACCATTGATCATCTCCATACCGACGTCTCCCAGGTATATGCACCATCTGCAGGCGGCAATCCTTGCCAAAGTGAACCAAAAAACAGATCAGGTTCGATCGGGGGATGGTATGCGGAAAGGTTGGCGAATTTGAGAGAGATATAGGTTGCGTCGATGAGGTGTAATTCTGTGGCTGTGTGGCCATACTGGCCAAGGCCGGTGAACGTGCCGTCAAAAGTATCAATGCTAAACTCGTCTCCATAGGACAGATAATCAAGCAGCATCTCATACATGGTTTGTTTATCGTCTGCATGCTCACCTCCATTTGGATCCTTGAGATCATCAGCGAGCAGAATGGTAGCAAACAGAAAGATCGTTGTCTCCCCGTCCGTACTGATCGAACGTTGAACGGAAAAGGCAGGCCCGGATTTCTGGGGATCAGGGGCTAAGATAAAACCATAGGGATCCCCATCGTTAACATGCGGGTGAAAGAGAATAATATCGCAATCGGTTCCGATCACTGGTGCTGTCATCTTAGTTGCTCCGTATAGTTAGTTTGGCGTGGATCCATCGGGCGGAGTGGAGAGGGTTTGAGGAAAACAGGCGTATCCTCGCGCCGCATCTGGGCATATTTTTTATTGGGATCATACACAGATTCTGTTTTCCATTTTTTTTGAAACCAGATCCAGAGCGGCTCAAGAATCGATTTGATATGACGTAAAGTAAAGATGTCAGAACCAGAAAGGCCGCCATCGATGTTTTCAAAATGGCGGCGTGTAGCGAGGACACGCCACCCGGCGGTATCGCCATAAAAGGTCGTGCGATGAGAGAAAATACCCGACCCTTTCAATTTTTCAAATAGGACTCGGAAAGGAGTATCTGCACCGTAGATGACATGTAGTTTTTCAATGGAATCAACAACAGACATCTGCCAGGGCTGAATGAAAAACTCCGGGTCCCATATGATATTAGGCCAGGGGAGAACCATGCGTGAGAAAAGGGGAATGGCCGTGCCAAAAATATCGGGGTCAGATACGGGCACCCATTCCTCTACCTGCTGCATGGTGCAGTCACAGTTGGGGTGGAAGCCGGGCCAGATACCCGAATTCATCCAGAAATCGAGCGTGTGCACCTGCCCCCGCATGGCATTACAAATGACACAATTATCGCCCCAGGTATTCCACTGGTATTTAACCTCAATCTTTCCGAGGGGGGAATATTTAAAATCGTTGGGGTCAAACCCGGGAGGTTGGGAGGGGGTGCCGTCAGGCGTTCCGAATAAAGGCATAGATCAGACCTCAGACATGATCCCAATCATCGAGCTTCCAATAGCCAGCAGGAAACAAGGGAATGGAGACCTCCTGTTTGATCTCCTCGACAGCGTCCAGGAATTTCTGATATTGATTGGTGCCCCAGGACATCAGTGCGGACATTTCCCCGGGGCGGCCGCCCCACTGCTCGTTCAAGCCACTGGCGCGCATCTTTGCAGCGGCGCCGGCGGCGCCCATGACGAGAATATCTTCGTGGTCATCGCGCACTGTGGTAGCAGCAGCAGAATCAAGATCATCGATCGTGTGGGCTGCACCATACTGGATATAAATAATTTCACCTATTCGGGGAAAATCAGGGCCAGTGAAATATAAGACAGGAGAGCCATTGATGTAGGTCTGATAAAAATCCTCACGCTCATAAGCAAAGGGATCAGCGAGACTATCATCGTAAGGGTGCACCAATCGCACGATCGCGATCAAACCGGCGGCAGTGATAGTTTGTGATCTGCCGGTAGTGGTGACCGTATGCTCAGCTGTTTCAATGTTGGGTGTTGCCCTGGTATAGACATTGAGTACCTTACGCAAGGCTTCATCGATGATGTCATTGGTATATTTATCAGTCGTATCATCGAGCGAATTCTGGATGCGTGTGCGATATGCTGCTAAAGCGGACATAGAGTAACTCCAATTTTTCAGATGCCGCAGGAGCGTGCCCGCTTTTACGGGCATGGGAGGGAGGGACCCAGCGTACGGCGAGAAGCCGGCTGCCCCTGCGATTGATCAATATTTTATTTTTTCGCCGCCTTTGATGAGGACGCAGGCGTTGATCGTTCAGCAGAAATCGCAGCCTTTTTTTTCGGCGGCTCTGCAGCGGCAGCTTTCCGTTTGGCAGCTTCCTCGACCTGTTCCAGGTCAGAAGCAGAGTAAACAAACTTCTGGCCGGTAGGAGAAATGAACGAGAGCCGGCCATCTGCATAGCGCGCCCAATCGGAGGGCTCGATATTGAACATTTTTTTAATGATGTTGAAATCTGCTTTTGATTTGGTTTTTTCCATTTGCGTGGACCTTTCTATTTTTTATGCATTGGTAGAGAACCAATGCACCCTACTGAGCTCTGGAGCGCTCTGAAACACGCCTAATTAACAAAATTGTGTGAAACGGCGAGCACGGGAAGAAACCGCCTCACCTTGCCGTAATCATTCGTATCACCAGGTGTTTAAAATGCGGGGTTGCCGCCGATACCTTGGCCGAGATCATCCACCGCCACACCAAGAATATAGGCGATGATCATATAGACCACATTGGTGACCTGTTCCGCGTCAAGGGGGAAGGTAGGGACAAATTCATCGAGCAGGACAAACACCAGGCCAACCAGAGCCGCCCAGAACTTACGGGAGCGCAGGACGCCTAAGATTTTTGATTTAGGTTGAGTATTCATGTTTAGAATCCTTTTTAAGCTACTTATTATTCGTTTTCCGGCAGTTTTTAACCGGAAAGGTTAACTGATATGGCTTTTTCCCTTTTGCTCCCCTTGCCGCCTATAAAGGGGCAAGAGGAGCTCTGTGAGGAGAGAAGAAAAAGAAGATCTTCTTTACTGCCGCAGGGTGAAATGTGCGATCGCGCCATAGAACTTGAGGACGGTTGTTGCCGCACAATCAATGACCATTTTCAACCAGTAACAATCGCCATCATCCAGAAATTCTGGATCATCGATAGTGATTGTCATGGTGTGATCATCGGCGGCCTTTCTTTCGGCGGCGGTATCGTGGGCGGTATCCATGGTGATGCCGACTGCCTCACCTGCAGCAGCGACATTATCCGCACCAATCGTCACCTTTTCAAGCTCAACGGTGGCGAAGTCATCCGCAGCGGCCGTTCCGACCAGGTAACCGACATCGATCGATGTCAGTTTCGCACCCTTGAGGGCTTCGGAATTGGACGGTATGCGAATGGGGACAAGGACCGTAACCGAGGCGTCGGCCGCGGATCGGTCATTGGAGACCACATTGGATGATTCAGTGACCGCCCAGGTGCCGGCGGACATTTCAAAATCTCCGGGGTGGATAAAGTGTGCCATGTGTTCATCGTGTACGTAACCCATATGTAGATCCTTTCTGTTATTTGTACCGATCGTGAGATCGGATCGTTTTTATTTTGGCCGGGAGGTTGCCGCGGGGCTGCACGCCTCGTAATGACAGCCGGCCAGGTGTATGTTTGAGCGTTTCCGCCGATCCAACTGGGGCTATGCCCCGGGGACGGCGAGCAGCATGCGCAATCCAAATTAAGCGCCAGCGGACTACGTAATTTGTAAAAATCAGGCCACATTGCTCTTATGCAAAGGTCTAAAATCGTTCACCCAGCATGCTAAGAAGTGGCGCACTTTCAAACGGTGTTCATCGTTCATAAACACCGCGGGGCTGAGGTTATCACCGGCAATAAAAATTTCCGGCATGATCCCGAAGCGTTCACCAACATAGATCGCAGGAGCGATGAGGGGATCACAAACCGCAGCCCAGTTGTTGGCGTCAGTCCACTCAGGCACGGTGATGACATCACCCGGCTGGCCACGCTGCTGATTCTCGGAATAAATATTGGCTGCGTTCTCGAGCGATGGGTACAGGATTTTCATGCCGGTGAGCTGCAATTCACGCGGGACCAGCAGAAAACGCGGGTTAATGGCAAGGGCCGGACCGGTACCGTAGTAGCCACTGGCGTTCTTGATAAGCATGGGCTGTGAATACACCGCGGTGCAGACCGTGTCCCACTGTGATGCGCTGAGCGCGGTAGTGAGCAGGTTGGCATGCCCGCCGGCAGTGGTGACGGCAGTCGCGTTGAACAATGCGCCGCTATCGGCCATGGTCGGTCCGACGCCACTATTGGAGGTGAACAAAGCGGCAACAAGGGCACTGATCTTGCGCAATCCGGCCGCTGCCAGCTCACGCGGATAAGCCGCCAGTTTGCGGCTCATATCACGATCAATAAGCTCCAAAGTAAGCGGGATATAACCGCCGTACTTGGTGAAGTCGGCTGTCTCGGGGGAATCACCGACTGCGAGCTCCGTATATTCCGCGCCTTCGCTCACGCTTGGCAAGGTTCCCACCGTGCCAACGAGCGTGCCGGTGATGGTGTTGAGGCTGTTGAAATGTTCAACACGCGCAATACATGACCACCAGTCATAACCAGCCTTGCCGAGCTCGGTCCAGGTATTGACCACAATCTTATTCAAGGCATTCTTGACCAACCCCGTAAAGTCGGTGGTCAATGCGAACTGGACCCGCTCTGAATCAAAGCCGCCGTGCATGTCGTAATCACCGGTGAGCATGAGGTACAGCTCACGGATCCCGGACAGCCTGGCGACCTTGAGCCCTTTGGCTTCCTTATCACGCGGTGCACCGAGTAGATCATCACAGGCTGCCTGCAGCTTGTCAGCCGTATCAAACACGCTGTGGATGTGTGGGCCGGCCACGGCTGCACCACCTGTCAGCTGCGAGACCATCTCGCGGGCATCGTCGATGGCGTCGGTTAATTCCTGGGCGTCAAACAATTTTCCTGCAAATTGTTTACGGACCTGCTCCGTCACCGGCGCAGGCAGTTTGGCTGCTGCCAGGGCGGAATCAAGAAACTGTTCGCCCATCTTGATGCGCATTTCGCGTGCCTTTTCGGCCTCGTCGTTCAACTGCGCAAGCTGCTGTTGAACGGAAACCAGTTTCTCAACCTCTTTCTTATCGGTTGTGATCTGGTTTTGCACCTGCCGCACGCCTGGAAAGGTGATCTGCTGTGCTTCCTGTAATTCTGGATTTGGTTTTTGCATATTAACTCCTTCTCGATATAAATTCAATTTCTGATAGATTTGACGGATGAACTCGCCGCCGCGGGCAGGGTTGACCACCAGGTCGACCGAGAAAATTCGCAGGATGTTTTTCACATTCTTTCCGCTGGCTGTGAATACCAGGTCGGCAGAAAAGCCGATCTTTGGTTTTTTTCCGTCCGCAAGCATTTGCTTTCCAAGCTCGACCAGTACCGGGGCAGAGGGACCGACCGGGCGCAGGGTGAGCTTGATCCCCTGCGCCTCTTCTTCCCAGGTGGGTGCGGAGCACACACCGGCGAGGTCGTGAACAGAGTGTCCGAACCAGTGATGGTCAATAAATGTCTGTGCTCCCTCCCACAAACCAAGGGATCGCTTGAGGACATCGGCGGAGAACTTCCAACCGTTACCCTCGCCTGCTGTGATAGCGAGGATCTCGAACTCTCCTTTCTCATTGACCTGCGAGCCGGCAAGCGCAATGCGGTGGCTGAGGTGGTTATTGGATGTATCTGGCATACATACGTTCTCCTTTCTGATCGAATGATCGATCACTTAGCAAACCCGGGAATGGGCGCCTTATCCTTGATCCCATCATTAACGGGAGGCAACTTAAGATCCAAGGGATCTCCACCTGATTGATCAGGCCAGTGAGGGGCTTTGCCCTGTTTCTCTCCGATCTCGCTTTTCGCTTTCTTTAGCATCGTCTCGGCATCGATAGATTCACCAAAGAAGCGGTAAATGACACGCAGGAATTCATCGTTGGCGATCAGGTTCCTATCTTTCAAATCCGATAAAACTTTGATCATGTAATACGCCGCCTGGGCGAGGGCGCCATTGTCCTTTGAGGTGATATCTGATCCGGTGATGGTGAATTCGACCCGGGGGTCCAATTTCTTATTTACTCGGGCGCGGCGTTGCAGAACGACGGTCAAGAGGTCTTTCAGAAGCCACAGGAAATATTCCTGGCGCTGTTCATAGCGGCGGAAGGTGGGCCCGCCAGCCGCGTCCGCGGTAGTGTGGGTTGCACTCTCCGGTTCGGCCAAGAAGTGCAGCGGGATACCCGCGCCAGCTGAGATCATCTTTTTGAGAGCGAGGCCGTCCTTTTCTGCGTCTGCGGACTCAAGGCGCGGGGAAAGGACTTTCCAGGTTTCATTCTCATCCGCGACAAGCAGCGAACCAGGTTTTGGGGGTGATGCGTTGAGCGCGTTCTGGCGAGCTTTGCGCTGCGCCTCACTGGCAAACT